TTTAAATATTTTGACACGAGTTGACATTGTTGACAAAGGGGGCCCTTTATTGCAAGGGGGCCTAAAAGTGTTTCACGTGAAACTGACCGTGTAAAACAGGGCCAAAGCCCGCGCAGCCAGCGACCCGGCCCGTTTTTTGGGCCCCGGGGTGGGTGGGTGCTCACTTACGCGCTAGGGCGCGCGGACCGTGGGCCACGGACCAGGCAGCCAGGCACGCGGGCCAGGGACCACGGACCAGGCAGCGCGGCCCTGGTGTTTGTGAACCTGGCCACCGGAACACAAACACGGACCGACCAGGAACACAAACACAAACACGACCAGGCAGCAGCTGCGCGACCAGGCAGCCACCGGCAGCAGCTGCGCGACCAGGTCGGCCGGCAGCCACCAGGCAGCGCTCGGCAGCCACCGGCACCAGGTCCAGGCAGCGCGGACCAGGCAGCGGCCGGCAGCGAATAACTGCGCATGCTGCAGTTAACCAGGCAGCGAATAACTGCGCATGCTGCAGTAACCAGGCAGCAAATAACTGCAAACCAGGCAGCGCGGCCCACGGCCCAGGCAGCAGCTGCGCACCGATACGCGCTGCACGTTTCACGCGTCCAGTGGCCAGGGCCACGGGCCAAGCGCAGGCGGCCAGCTGGGCCGTGGGTTAGCAGGCACAAACCAGCGAGCCCATGGGTGGCCGGTGCGATACCAGGCACAAAAAAACCCGGCACGCGGCCGGGTTTGTGTATTACGAAAACGGCGCAGCTCAGGCAGGCAGGCCAGCAGCTGCAGCCAGGTTGGCCAGCATCAGGTCGGCCGTGCCCAGGGCGTCGGCCTTATCGTTTGTAAAGTACTCGGCGACCAGGCAGCCGTCGGGACCATGGGCGCGCACGCGATACTCGGACCAGGCAGCCGACCAGGCGACGCGCACCAGGCCCGCGTCGGCCAGGGCGAAAAGCTGCACCAGGCGCAAACGATCGGCGCTCATGCTGCGCACCTGGTGGCGGCCAGGGCGGCCCGGATCGCGGCCAGCTCATGCTCGGGATAATCCAGGGCGGCCAGGCGACGGTCGCGCTCGGCGGCCTGGTCGACCGGTTCGGGTTCGTCCAGGGACCAGGGCGCGGCGTCATAACCAGGCAGCGCTCGGCCACTGGTGGCCACGCCGTCCGGATCGGCCAGGGCGACGGCAGCGCGACGGATCGCGACCATATACCCGAACGCGTCGCTATCATCCCAGCGCGACCAGTCGCTGGCCTGGTAGTCGAGACAATCGCAGGCCTTCACAATGGCCACCGGCAGCAGCTCGGCACCGGCGGACCGGTCCAGGCCACCGAACGGGACCAGCTCGGCGTCGAACCGGCCCGCGTATCGGTCCGAGTAAGCGCAGCGGTTAGCACTGGCCAGCATGTGGGCGACGGCGTCGGGCGACGCGTCCAGGTCCACGCCCTGGCGAATAGCCCAGGCGACCAGGGCGGAAACGTGATAATCGGAAACAACGAAGCAGCTCATAAAAATTCTCTCTTTCTGTGGTTAACCTGGCCACGATGGCCAGGGTTTTATTTTAGTCTAAAAAATATACTTTGTGCAACACGTCAACAAACACAAACAACAAAGCCCGGCACGCGGCCGGGCTCGGCGACCAGGTTGGCCGGGTTAACGCATGCGCAGCTCGTTTGCCAGGTCCTGGCCACCATGGCGGCCGATCCAGCCCTGGCCGGTCAAACCATAGGGGCCGCGCTCGATTGTGATTTGATTTTCTCCCCAGGTTAACTGCAGCCAGGTTTCACCGGCGGCCAGGGCTTTGCGAATCGCAGCGCGCAGCGTCGGGCCGCTGGGTTTTTTGGTGTATTCAATTTGGACCATGTCAAACCCCCACGCCCAGGTCGGCGTCGGCCAGCAGCTCGGCGGCCCGGGCCTTAAGCGCTGCACCAGTGCCAAAAAAGGCCGATTCGACGCGGGTATTATTCGAGCGGCCGCGCTCGTGGTCGACCAGCTCAGTAACGGCGTTAAGCATAGCCCAGCGGGTGCCGGCCACGCCGGCCAGGTCCGAACCGATCGCCGCGCCGTTAAATAATTGCATGATGCGAACATAGGCCTTTGATTCAGTCACCGGGCGCGCGCTCGAATGATAAGGGCGCAGCAGCTCGGCCACGAACGCGTCGGCCTGGTCCTGGTCCATGCTGGCCCCGGCCAGCTGCCGGGATTGCACCAGGAAACCCTCCCAGGCATTCGCGACGATCCCCAGCTGCAGCCGGACGGCCTCGGCGTCGAAGCGCTCCGAATGCAGCACGCGGACGGCGCTTTTTAAATAACCCAGGTTTTTCTCGCCCTCGCCTTTGATCACGCGGCCGTTACTGTATCCGCCCACGGCGGCCGTGATTGTGTTATTGCAAACCACGCGGATCGCGGTGAATTTTGCAACTGTCGCCATGGTCCCATCGTATGACGTGCCGAGCAGCAAATAAGGTTTAACCAGGTCGCGCTCGACCACCGGCGCAGCGTCGCCCACGCTGGCCAGGGCCCAAACGCGGCGGCCGTCACTTAAGGCCCCGGCGGTTTCAAGTTGAAACCCGCCCAGGTCGACCAGCTCGCGGAAAAAACTCATTACCTGGCCAGGCTGCACCACGTTATAAGCATTTGATACAACGGCCAGGGGCGCGCCGGTGTCCGAGCGGTGCAACACTTTGCGCGCGTCCCAGGTTTTTGTCACGGGGCCACCCAGGCCGGCCAGGCCGTAAACTGTCGCCTTATATTGCACGGGGCTTTCGAGCACGTCATAACCCAGGCCCGCCTCGCGCGTCCAGGTTTCAATGCTTGCACCAGGTGTTAAGGCCTGGCCCAGGCCATGCCAGGGGGTTTGCCCAGCGTAAGCCATAGCAGCGCGGCCGGTTGTTTCGTCAATCATGTGAGCCATAATAAATTCTCTCTTTCTAGGTTAGTGCCGGGGAAAATCCCCCGACGATTTTATTTTAGTCTAATGTTTTTGTGTTTGTCAACAAATCAACAAATAAATTTTATGCTGCTAGGCCCAGGTCGCCGACCACGTGGTGGCGCAGCAGCGAACCAGGCGGCAGCGAACGAGCGAAGCGCAGCAGCTCGGCCGCGTCGTCCTGGTGGCCGCCGGTTTTTGTTTTCTCCCAGGCCAGGCGAACCGGGCCGCCATTACCATAGCAGCCGCCGGCCTGGTCCGATCCGACCAGGGCCGCGCCGCTGCCATGCGCAACAAACACCACGACATAATCGCGCTCACCACGCGCACACAATGGACGGCCGCCGCCGCACTGGTCGCAGCTAAAATTTTCGGCCAGCTCGGCCGGACATTGAACAAAGCGCACGCCGTCGACAACGTACGGCCAAACAGTACCCGACGGGGCAGCCACCACGGCAGGGCGACCGGCAGCCACTGCAGCCAGGGCCTGGGGGATTGTGTCGCAGCTGGCATTTATTACAGTTTCACCAGGTGCAGGCAGCGGCAGCAGCTCGGCAGCAAAATGCGAATAAGTCCAGGCCTGGCCATTACGCGGCACGGCCTGGCGGACGGCCTGCAAATAATCCAGGTCAACCAGGTCGGCAGCGTGCGCGCCCTGGGGGTTTAATGCGCAGGTTTTCGGGCAGGTGGCGAACACGTTATGGCCGCCGGCCCGGTAGGTTACGGCGATCGGCCCGGTTTTTTTGTTGGCCGAATGTTTAACAGTTTTGAGCATAATTTTCTCGCTTTCTAAAAATTAACTGTGGGTGTAGCCGTCGGTTTCAATGCCGAGCCACATGTTGCACCACTTGACCATAATGCAGCCATGGCCAGGCACTACGCCACGGCGAAAAGCTAAGTAAGTCAATCCCTGGTTATCACGGGAAAAAACGCGCTTCAATGCGACGCGCTGGGGTTTTGTAAGACACATAATTTTCTCGCTTTCTTTCTTTCTAATGGCCGTGCGATTGCCTGGCCTAAAAATATTTTAGTGCAACAAATCAACTTGTCAACCCCCTAAGCAAAAAAAAAACCCGGCACGCGGCCGGGCAGGGATCGAGCGGGCCGGATCAGGTCCGACGATCGGCCAGTGCCTGGTCGGCCTCGGCAGCGCATGCGCGCCAAGCATTCCAGGAAATAAAACCGGTTTCCGCGTCGGGCGGTGTCTCGGTGGCCAGGATGTCCGCCGAATAGTTGCGCAGCGCTTCCAGGACAAAGGCCTGCATTAGCACGCCAGTGCTGGCCTGGTCCATTACGCGAACAATAAATTTTGTGTTCGTTTCGCGTTTCATTCGTCCGCTCCCGTGTCAAGTTGTTCTAAAAATAAAATTACATCGTCGATGCACATGCCAATAGTTATCTCGGTGCCGTCATTGTCTTTAGGTCGGTTTTTTATGCGCGTCGAGAGCGCCTCACGAATGTCGTACATGTCGCATAAGGCGGACGAAAGTGAGTTTTGGTTTACCAGAATTTCAGCCATGGCGTGCCCCTTTATGGTCGGATTGAAAAGCTATTATTTTGGAAAAAGTCACGCAGCGCCTCGTCCAGGTCAAAATTTTGCATGATCTTGTCGGCGTCGAATTCTCCGGCCAGGTCGGCCAGGTCGATGTCGCCCGCGATGTCGCTCAGTTGCGAGCTGCTAAGTTCAGCTGCGACGTCCGACGCGCTCACGTTTTCGCCGACTGTCACCAGCTGCGTGTCGCTCAGGTGCTCGGCAAGATATGCCAGCTGCGACTCGCCGATGTGTTCGGCCAGCTGCGACAGGTCAATGTTGGCGGCAATGTTACCCAGGACCTTGTCGCCCTGGGTGTTGGCCAGCTCTTGCTTGACCATGTCGGCCACTGTAGGGCGCAGCTGCTCGGCGATGTCTTTGATCAGCGCCTGCATGATAGTGTTGAATTCCATCTCTTTCTCTCTTTCTAGGGTTATGGCCTCGCGGATCGCTTGGCCTGATTGCATTGTATATCTACTTTTCTCAACTTGTCAACTGTTACCACCAAATATTTTATGGAACAGCCAAAAACCCAGCAGCCGACGGATCAGGCCCGACGTGTTTGCACGTTGCTGCTCAGGGTCCGGTAGCGGTTTTGGTAACTGTCGCAAGCGCTTTCGTTCGCGCCTTCGCATACGATCACGTTTCTAGGAAATGCAGCTCTGACTCAAAGGCATCCCAAAGTGATTCGTAAGCGTGATCAAAATTGGAAAAATCCCCGCAGGCTACGGCTTCGGCAGCCTGGCGCTGGATCATGTCATCGTCCGAGCTAGACAAGTCAATACGTAATTGTTGTGTCATGATTTATTCCTCCATCAAAAAAATGCCCTTGTCTGCACAAGATGCAAACAAGCTATCGTCCGGGTAATTTTTGAAACCTGGAAACCCATGCAGCTGGATGTGTCGATACACTTCCTTCTGTTCCTCAACAGGTCTATCAAAAAACCAGTCCACCTCGTAATTAGCGCAGGCGTCCACCATCTGTGTTTTAGTTATTGCAGTCATACATTTCTCTCTTTCTGTGTTTCATAAACCACCATACCGCCAAACCGGCTTGGGATGAGATAGCTATCGTATCCGCCACCACAAATAAAGTCGTCGACGTCTTCTTTGTCCAGGTCCATCATTCGTTTTTCGTCGATAGATTGAATCACCACACAAGGCGTCGGGCCTTCCCTCTCGCTAACATAGAACATGCCATGAATCATGTTGCCAAACCACACTTCGGTCTTTGTACTCATAACTTTCTCTCTTTCTAGGTTGCCTGGGACATCCAGGTGTTTGTGATCCTATCACAACTTTTACATACAAGTCAACTATCAACTAAATGTTTTCTAAGTTCGGACCAGGACACGCCGGTCCACGGCCACCTGGCCAGCGCGGGGGTGTCGACGCCCAGGGTCGCCAGGTCAATTGCCTGCTCTCCACAAAATAGCAGCAGCTCTGACTTGCTTGCGTGCGTCGTCCCGGCTGGTTGGTATTGCACCAGGATGTAGGTCGGGCAGCGTAAGTCTGCATGCTTGATGTGAAATGCGACCTGGTGCGGTGACAGGTTTACCTTGCGGCCGCGTTTGACCACCTTCAGCTCTACCATTACAAACATGCCATGCGGGAATGCCAGCAGGCAGTCCGGGATGCCCAGGTTGACCCTGGACTCAATCCGGGTGAAATGGCAGCTTGGGAGGTTTTCTTTCAGCCTCTTGTACAGGTTCGCTTCCGGTTTCAATGCCATCGTCTTCGTCCTCGTCAGGTTCTTCCTCGATCTGCTTAGGCGTCACGTCGACGATCGGGCCAGCATTGCCGCCGTACAAGCGTTTGATTTCTTCCAGCTTGCGCATGACTTCTTCTTTGCTCATGCTATCGATCGTGCCGTGGCGGATTTCTTTGCGGTCGATGTAAATCGAACCCAGGGCCTGGCCCCTTCGGTATTCAGCCTGGACGGCCGCGCCATACGCGCCGGCCTGCAGCGCCTGGTCACGAATAACCTGGAGGTCGCGCATGTGCCGCTCGAACGTGGTGCCGTACTTTTCGCCCAGCTCGCGCCTTCGCTCCTGGATCGCTGCCACGATATGCGGGCAAACCTCAGGGTCGGTCAGGTCACGGGCCCGGGTCTTTGCCCAGGTCTCACCATAGCCGGCGCGGATCGCTGCCTCTTTCAAAGTGACGTGGCCGTCGCCTGCACAAAACTCTTC